GTGCTCTTCCGATCTTACCAGTCGTAACAACAACAGAAGGTGAAGCAGAGAAAAACTTACCAGATGCACAAGTGAAAGTTTGAGTAAACAACGATACAACTTCTCCATTGGAACCAATACCACTATAAGCGTTACCGCTTGATGTTACAGGTGTAACATTAGAACCTACAACCGCGTCCCATGTACCATTTACAAATTGTGGTTTTGTATCAGGGAATATAGCTGTACCATCAATATCTATTGTTATAGTTGAGTTACTGGAAGGCATAGCAAAACTATCAGTTAAATCAACAACAACGTTTACAACGTTACCAACAGCATTAGCTGTAGTGCTGTTTGATAGAACTATACTATTTATGTTAGAGTGGGAAGATGTGTTGTTAGTAAAAGCAGCAGCTGATACAACATAACCTAAGTTAGGCGTAATAACTAATGTTTGTGTAGCTAAATCTGTTGTGCCTGCGGGAGCAGTTACTGACTCTGTTGATATTGAGCAATTTATTAATGCCATAATTAGTCTGCGTTTTCTGTAATCGTTAATGTAATATCTGTGAATCCACCAGTATCATTTGATACAACACCTTGTCCTATACCTTGAACTGCAAATTCATTAGTGTCTATGTTTTTAACATCTGTAGATAAACCTTCTATAAAGTTAAACCATTTACCTTCTTTCTTTTTAAACTCAGTTATTTTACCATCTTGTAAATCTGTAGCTATACCTACGTTGTACCAACCCGGAACACTAACATTGTTATAATATTCTCCATCATTTAAAGTTGCTTTCCAGTATGCTTGTGAACCTTCATAGTTTAGTGTTTTAAAGTTTTTAACAATACTAGGGTGATCATTAAATATGAATTTAATCATAGGCTCTTTAAAAACCCCATAAAACGTAGCATATTGACCATTAATATTACCATGTCTATATATGTCTCCTCCAATAAAAGTATAGTATGTGTTGTTTAAGCTAACACCAGACTCTGGTATAAAAGACTTTCTTGAAGTCCAACCTTTTACTTTTTCACTAAAAGATATTGTTGTGCTACCGTAATCGTTATGTGGATCAAACCCCATAGAGGAGTTGTTTATAGTAAGATTGTATAGTCTTCTGTTTTCATTATAAGTACCTATTATCTTGTCAAGGCTTGATGTATTTAGTTTTTCAGAGAAATAATCACTAGCACCATGATCTGATATAGCTGTTATACCATCTTGAGATAATCTAATGACCGCACCTCTAGACTTGTCAGTAAAGTAAGCTTGGTAACCATAAGCCGCAAACGACTCAGGATTTGTTGATATACCATATTCACCAGTGTAAGGCATTGTTTGTCCTAAAAATCTATTAGCAGCAACAACGTTGCTACTTCCATCAGCATTAAACAAAGCGTCTTTATCACATAGTATTCTTAAACACTTGTCTTCACATAACACTATTAGATTTGAATCTCTAGCGTGTAGCTTTTGTATTTTGCCATAACTAGGGTCAACATCTTTAGTTATAGCCTCAGCCATTATAAACTGGTTAAGTTGATTTACACTTGAGTTTGAGTTGTATAAACCTGAGAATATTAAACCACTAGTCTTTTTCTCTCTATCGTAAGGTTCTGCTAAAACTGTAGAAACTTTAGGCCCTTTGTCTATAGTAACGGCATTGAAATCATCTCTTATTCTATTAGACTCAACACCATTAGCAAAGCTATAGCAGTTGAACCAGTCTAATTCTTGAAGATGTCCGTGAGCATTCATTATATAAGCTCTACTTGCTTCGTTATATAAATCAAGACCAACGTCTTCCAAAGGCTCTGTTTCAAATATTGCAGGGTTTTTACTTCTTTTAGCTTCTGTTTCTTCGCTTGAAAATTGTTCTAGTATTTCAAATGGAGTTCTAACATGCTTTGTTCTACCGTTGTTTGATTTTGCACCAAAAAGAGAGAAATTAGTACCATTTATAGTATCATTAGTTTCTGATGGAGCCCAACCAACAGGTTTGTCAAGATCTAGCGTCCATCTAATTATTCTCATACTTCCCCACCTACCAATTGCGCCATTTTTAAAACCATTACCATGGTTTCTTCTCCATTTAACAACAGTGTAAACTGTTTCTGTTGGGTCATCACTAAGCCTTATCAATGAACCAGGCGTTTGAAAAGCTTTAACTATATTTGCATATTCAGGTCTTTGTTCTGTTTCAAAGTTAGTCCAATCCCCTTGCCAAGCACCATTGTCATCTCCACCCCACCAGTGGTAAGCGATTTCAATTTTAGTTTGTCCACCTCTAAAACCAGATCCAAGTGTGTTATGTGCGTTACTATGGCTACCTGTCCAAACGTCTCTTCTATCTCCAGTACCACCAGCATCATCCCAATGTCTTAGTTTTGTTCTATCTATATACCAACCTCCTGTAAAACCATTATGAGGAGAGTTACCTTTTCTAGTATTTCTCCACCAAGACTTAGTCTTAGAAGTCACTGCCATTTCCCAAACTTCAAAGCTTTGTATGATCTTGTAACTTTCTGAATTAGCTTTTGATAATATAGCTTTTTCAAGAACAGAGTCCTTGTTTAGTTTAGCAAAGAATCTACCTTGAAACTCTGGCTTCTTTTTTGTTTGTTTTTGGAAAAACTCTACAGATAAACCATTTAAAAATGTACCATCCGTTACGTTACCTAACCAATCACAGTCTTCTTCTTTAAATATACCGTCAATTTCAACTTTATACGAAGCATCGCCGTCTGCATCAGTACCATCAGCGTATGCACCTGCTGTGTTAGAACCAAGGAATTGAATGTTAGCCACGTCATATACATCCGTGGATCTTGTGCCACTAAAAATTTTAACTTGAAGATCTTGTCTTGCATGTAAAGACAGTTGCTGTGTGTTGTTGTTATCAACATCTGGATCAGCAGTTCCGTATATAGTTTCCCACTCATCAGCAGCTATACTAAAATGACCAGTGTTTGAAGAGGGATAACCACTTAATAAAAATAAATCTCCATCTACTTTTGAATTAAGAGTACCTTGACTTACACTTTGTATTTTAAGAAAATCAGGAGCTTCGTTATCTACCGCTAATACCTTGTATCTAGCCTCATCTTTAACAGCCACATCAGAGTCGTGTTCTTTCTTAAGTATTAAAAATCTGTCCTCATGAACTTTGTTTCTTTCTGATGAAGGAAACGAGATCCAAGCATTACCATCTTCGGCTGCATAATGTCTGTCCATTGCAACATTATAATACTCGTTGGATGTTTCTTTTATAAAGTACTTATATGAGTCTGCAAAAGCAGGTGGAGCACTTGTTACACTTACTTTTATAGTATTGTAATTAATAGATCTGGATTTATCTAGTATAAAAGATCCAGTGCTAGCATCGGTAAACACGGGTGTCTCTCTACCTAGAGCATCTCTATACACAACACCTAGCTGATATGTTCTTAATGTTTTTATTGATTTACCAGGTTCTCTAACTACGGCGGCGTTGTTATTATTTTGACTTATTATTACATTAAACTTAGGACTAACTAAAGATCCATTAGAATCTTTCATTGGGTATCCGGTTTGATAGTTACCATACACTAATCTGTTACCGGTTATCTCTTGAGATCTAGCAAATAACGGAACGTTATCCCAAGGTCTTAGCGATTGGTTGGCAGGTATTGAAGCATGTATTATCTCTGATTCTATTTTAATTTCATTATCAGTATACTCAGGATCAACATCACCATATTCTGATGATATACTTTTTACTGTGTATATATTGTTGTTGTTGCTTTCTTTGTATAGAATATCAATTTCAACACAATCTTTAGGTATGTCAGCAGTTACAAAGTTACTTATTTTTAGTGACCTTACGTTGTTGGTCATACCTAGGTTATAACCCTTTTTAGCTTGATAATCAAAACTATCAGGCAAGAAAGCTACTTCGGTCCAAGGACCTATAGCGGAGTATTGACCATCTTTCATCTTCCACCTGTAAGCAAACCTTGGAAACTTAAATTCAAACATAGGTTTATCCTGCACCAGGATAATGTCCCAAACCTGCTGACCTTGTTCTATATTTTCTGATATAGCGTCTATCTGAACACTGAACACCGAGGGTGATGTGCCAAAATTAGTATCTTGTATACTGAATATTATCTCTTCACTACTTAACCCACCGGTAACAGTAGCCTTAAGTTGATCACCTTCTCGCCAATCCATTGTTTGGCTACCTAATATAGTTATATTAAAGGGGTTTGTAGTAGTTTCCACTGGCACTATGTCACCTAAAGCGTCAGCTATCGTAAAACTATTGTTAACTATTGGTGAACTAGCAGCTGTAAAAGTACTTTCCACAACACCATCTCTTTTAGTATTAGACATTGTTATAGTTGGTGGTGTTATAGGGTTTTTCTTTATAACCGTAACATCTTGTAATTGAAAATTACCTGATATACCATTTATATTGTACAATGTTGTTGTTGTAGAGTAATTTGTAGATCCAGCTTTAAACTTAGCTATGTTTATCATTTTGGGCTCTGTAAAACCATCTGTCCAAAACAATAGGCCATCAATTATATTTATACCACATATATACCAGTATTTACTGAAATTTAATATTGCGTCTGCCTCAGTAGATGGAGCATCAACGAGTACTGGTTTAAATAAATTCTTTCTAGGATCATATTCTACTATAGCGTCTACAAGTGTACCAGTAACAAACCAGTAAATCTTATCATTAGTTCTATCAGCGTAAGAACCAATACATTCAGCTCCAGCAATACCTAAGGTAGATAAACCAACATTACCAGCTACAGATTGCAAAGTCCCAACATCATCTCCTTGTGACGAAGCTACTTCTAAATTTAAAGCATCTCTGTATTCACCATTTTGAATTAATCTTTCGTCTAGGTCTTTATTAATTTTCCCAGCACGAAAGTGATGTTTAATTTCCGCCATTCTTAGTGTTTTATTTGTTTAGATTTGTTTCTCATTATCTGAGTTAACTCTTCTATTTTTATATTTGATAGTCTTAATTTAGCAGTTCTTATAGCAGCTTTCTTTTCTTTTTTGTATCTTTGTACTATATATTCTTGTATGTTTGATCTTGTTGATAGTATAGCGTGAGCTATAGACTTATACATGGCTTCTTCAGCAAATTTATGTACAATCATTTCAGCATCAGTACCAAGACCATCACTAATGTATTTTAAAGTTATTGTTTTACCTGATAAATCAGAGCTAAAATGTATTCTACCAAACCTTGGATCTATGTAAAATACTCCATTGCTTTGTGCGTTTTCTGGCATTAAACCATATCTCCTACCTTCTACGTATACATTCTCAAGATCTCCATCAGCAGAATCAGAGTTGTTTGCGTTTGCCGTACCTTGAAATTGTGTCCATGTGTCAGACACTAAAGGATCTATTAAATTACCATCACTGTCAAAAGTATAGTCAAGGTTATTGTCTTGCGTTATTTGTTTTGGGTTGCTAGTTTTTATAGCTGGATATATAACATGTTCTATACCAGAGTTATCTTTCCACGTAAGTTTAACATAGTTGACATAGTCATGAGGTAGCACCATTAATAAACTTGGTGGTAGTTCTATCTCTTGAGACTTAGTTGATTTAAAAGTATCGTAGCTTAGTTCTTGTATTGCTCGCTGAGCGTGAAATGAAACATCAGTTCTTTTAATTTTAGATATTAACTTATCTTCTCCAACGCTTGAAATTATAAAGTTATTAATTATGTCTTTTAGTGAAATGAATTGGTAATTACCATAAGTAGCTAAATCATCAGCTGAGTTAAAGCTACCGTCCGATCCTTCATAATAACTCTCTTGTGTTCCTGTGAATAGTGGCATAGTTTATTTGTTTTCTTGTTGAATGTTTTGTGCTTCTTCAGCAGTACCAAATTGTGTTAGCATAGGATCTTTTATTGATACACCTGCTAATTCTAATATCTTAACCACAAGTTCTGACTCTTCAGAAGGATGTAGTTCAAAGCTTGTTGATGTTGATGAGTTGTATAACGCTTGGTTGTTTACAACTGTATAACCCCAAACAGCTGTCGCTGGTCTAGCTATATAGTTACACACAACGGTGGCAGTTGATGCTATAGTTGTTGGATAAATTTGGATTAATCTATTTCTATTAGTCTCTGTAGACCCAGATGTTCTAACGTATACCGGGTAGGTTATACTAGGCGTTGTTAGTGGAGAGGATAATATGTGGTGCACTTCGTTTTGATTTAGTTTTTCTATTTCAACAAACTCACCACAAGCATTAGTGTATAATTCACCCATTCTATAGTAATCTGGCATAGTTGCTACACCAGCAGATCCTAAAACAACAGGTTGTCTGTATTTTTCAAATACATCTATTTTTTCCTGTATAACGTCTACCATATCTGCATATGTAGAATCGTTGCCAGGTATTTTTTGAAAAGCGTTTAGATCATAGAAGTACTGCTCAAATATATCCATCTGAACTTGATTAGCATATAGGTTAAACTCTTGAGGTGTTACATAACCTCTTTGTTCTTTATTCGCCACAGCTAAAACTCTTTGATATACTGTATCTATATTTACCGCCATAATTTTTTGTTATTGTAGTTAGCAATCGCCCCGAAGAGCGATCGCGTCTACAAGATGATTATTTTTTATTTTGTTTTTCTTTTTTTGTCATCGCTTTATAAACTTCCATTCCTTCATCTGTCTTAAACCATGCAGCTAATGCTGAGTATGGGTGTTCGTCAAATGGAACAGTGAATAGTTTACGTCTTTCTTTACCTGCAGTAAATACTCTTTGGTCTGCTGATAACTGAAGCATTCCAGCTTCAACTGCTTTAACACCAAAGTTTCTTAGTTCAATAGTGTCATCGTTACAAAGCTCTAAGAAATAAAGAGGATCTCTTTTAGCAAACAATAACACATCTCTTTTAACTTCCTTAGAAGTCATCTTAGATACCTTGCTTCCTTGATCTACTCTTAGTATTGATTCAGCCATGTCTATATCTAGTTGAACCGCAATGTTTAATGCCTCAACTTCCAACTCCATCCATTCTAGGTCGTTTTCAGCTTGAGCCACTTCGTCTTTTTCAGTGTATAACACGTCTTTAAAGGGGTGATATAAAGAAAGTAATTTTTGTAATGATTGTAATTCTTTCTTTACAAATAAGGCACCATTTCTAAATACTATATGTCCAAGTGTTGCAACTCCAGCTTGCTCGTCAACCAGTGGCGATCTTTGGTTTGTTGCATACCTTAACTCTCTTTGATAACCTTTATCAGGGTCTAACCATAACAATGGTTTTCTTTGAGTGTGTTTTGACGGTAGTTTAGATACTATCGGTGTGTCTTTTCCTTTTAGAATGTAAGTTCTATCTTTTACCTCCCAGGAGGTTTTTGTTTTATTTTCCATAATATAATATAATTAAAAAGTTTGTTAAAATAAGAGTAACAATTACCCCCGTAGTTTTTACGAGGGCAACTATTACAATAAATATTAAGCAGTTGTATTCTTAAGTAATACAAAGTTGTTTGCAGCTTGTACACACAAACATCTTTCAGTTAAGAAGTTAACTACCATTTCATCAGCATCAGAAGTGTAGTTTCCACCAACAGATCCAGTAATCCAAGATTTCATTTTTCTGTCATCCGCTTCAGATTTTCTGTAACGTACGTGTAAGAATGGTCTTGAGATATTTTTACCCATTGCTTGATCGTAAACTGTTGACGTTCCCGCAGGAATGATAACACCTTCGATGTCTCCGAATAAACCTCTTGTTGTAGAATCATTTAAGTATTTCCAATCTGTTTTGTAGAAGTCATAAGAACCTCTTCTGAAACCAGAAAAACCTAAGTTTAATGCCATATCCTCTTCGTTGTTAAATACTCCGTAAGAAGTACCACCACCAAAAGCAGCATTTTGTTGAGCTAACATATTATCAAAAGATAAAGAAGTACCTCTGTCTAAGAACATCATGTTCTCTTCAATAGCTCCTTGCTTATCTAGTTCTTGAAGAATAGTATCAAACTCAGCAAGTCCAGTGTTAACAACAGTTGAGTTATGAGCTAACGTACCAGTTACAGCACCTTGTGAATCAAAATCAGCATTGTTGTATACTAAACCTCTAGTGTTTAATGCAGCGAATAAACCTTCAGTACCTTGAACAGCAAAGTCCCCAGTACCAGCAAAGCTTGCTCCAGCTACTTCACCTTCAATCATAGCCATTTCCATTTGATCTTCAAATCTTAAACGAGCTTCATGCTCAGATTTTAAGTACCATAAGAAACCACCAGCTCCGTTTTCAGAAGTAACTTCAACCCAACCGATTTGAGCAGTGTCAGAACCATTAACTTGGTATCTGTCTCTCATTATGATTGGTCTGTTACTAAACTGAGTAAAAGAAGCATCAATAGAGCCAGCGACTCCAGAAGATCCTTTTTTGTATTCAGTACCGTAAACGAATAGTTTAATGTTATCACTGTCAGCATAAGCAGATCCTGTGGATAAAGCAGCTATAGCGTAAGGCGCAACAGTAATTGCAACACCGTTAGCATTAACAGCTACTACTAAACACTTATCTGTTCTACCAGCTTTAGCGATAATGATAGTATCATGTAGTTGTACTAAGTGACCTGCTGGTACAGTAACCGTATTAGCAGAAGCGTCTAAAACTTCAACTTGATTAGCTGTAGCAATTCCGTCATAAGCTACGTGAATTCTACCTTGTTCAGACCAGATTACCTGATCAGATTGTAAAGGCATTTCAGCTCCTACCATTTTTAAGAATCCAGAAACTGTTCTGTTTCCGTATCTCTCTACTTCTTTCTCGTAGATTTCTGGTAAGAATTGTTGTGCGAAAGTTCCGCCTCCTGAACCGGAGTCGAAGCTTAAATAATTGTCTCCCCAAAGCGTTTGCGTTGGTCTTGGAGTTAGGTGGGCTAAAGCCGCACCGCCTGCGTTAAATGGCATAGTTTTTAATTTTTAAGTTAGTTAATTTTATTATTACTCATTTTTACTCGAAGTCTAGATGAATTATCGCCTGCCACTGCTCTTACTTTTAAACCACCAGATTCAATCACATTACCGTGATTTTGTCTAGGATCCATTTTAATGTTTTTAGACTTAGCTACACTATCCTTGATAGCGTCAGCCTTGCCCTGTTCATAAAAGTGATTTGCAACAGCATCAGGATTCATTGCTGTAAATAAGCTTTTGTGATAACCTTTAGCATCTGACATTTCATTTTTATCATTCAAGAACGTCTTGACGAAATTATTAATGTCGCTTTGGGTATCTTTAACTTTAGCTGAATCCTTAACGTTAAACCTAAATTTCTTTTCACCAACTTGATAATCAAAACCTTTGAAATCATTGCTAAAAACTTGTGCAGTTTTCTTTTGAAAAGTGGACTTTTGGTGTTCCGCTATTTTCTGAGTTTCCTCAGACTCCTTGTTATATCTATTAAAGAATTCCACTGCTTTCGATTGCTCACCCGTGAGCTTTGAACCAGCTTTAATCTCTTCATAGTATTTAGACTTTTGCCCGTCTAGGTGGCTTTTAGCACTGGCAACTTGCTCTTTTAGCGCTATTTTTTTCTTTTTTATTGCTTTATCTTCATCAACATCTTCATCGAAGCTATATTCATCTTCTATTAAGAAGTCTATCTCTTCGCTAGTTAAATGAGATTTAGTAGTTTTGTAGTATTCTTTTAATAGAGACATGTCGTCGTGATCACTATAATCTTTATTAAGCTTCACGTAGTCTTCTAAACTACCACCAGTATCCTCCATAAAGTCTACGACTTTTTGAATGTTCTCTGGTAATTCAACACCTGTATCTTTAGATTCTGCAACAGCTTCTTCAACTTCGGTAGTTAACTCTTCAGTTTTCTCTTGAACTTCTTCTTCTGTTATTTCTTCTAATACTGGTGACTCTGTTTCTTGTGTTTCGGTTTTCTCTGGTACTTCTTCTTGTTTTTGTGGGGTGTCGGTAGCTTCATCGCTTCCAACCACTCGTGCGTTGTCAGGGTTATCTTCTGTAGTTTCATCTAGGTTTATTTTGGTTGGTTCATCAGGTGACGGAATCTTATTTGCGTTTACGTCATCTAAATTGACCTTTGCTACTACTTTGTCTTCGATTAGTTGCTTTGGTCTTTTTTTTACTTTAATAGCTTCGTTAGCTACTTCGTTTGTTGCATCCGGTGTGGATACGTTTTGTTCATTGTTTTCCATAATATAATATAATTAAATAATTAAAAGTTATCTAGGGTCAAAACCGTCTAGACTAAATCCGCCTCCCATATTATCATTACCTGTAGATTCAAAGTTTTTAGGTGCTTTATCATTATTTCTTTGATCTATTAGCTCTGACTGTTGGCTAGCTTGCATTTTTGTTCTATCGTCTTTACGATCTTCTTTGTTTGTTTCTTTTTGTTGCACTGTACTCATCTCCATTTGCTTCAGCTGTTTGTTTAACTCAAACTCATAAGCCATTAGATCTTTTTTAAGTTTAGCTTCATTAACCATGTCTTGTTGTTTAAACTGAGACTTAGCTTGTTCTAACTGTATTTGTGTCTGTACTAACGCTTGAGTTTTTTGTACTTCAGCTTGAGCTGCAACTTGTTGTGCTTGAGCATTTGCTTGAGCTTGTGCTTGCATATTCTCTTGTTGCATTTTTTGATCTCTTTCTAGCTTTTGTTTTCTACGTATCTTTAGTAGTTGGTTAGCTAGTTTTATATTTTTAACTTGTCTAAGATCAATAGCATCTTCTAAGTCTATCAAACCTTGTGCTATTGCAGCTTGAATATTGTTTTCTAATAGTTGTTTCTCTTCTTCGTCTGGCTCTAATTCAATAAATATACCAAAGTCATATAGATGTAGTTCTGCCATTTCTGACAACGTAGCTACATTATGTTTACCTATTTGCTGTATAAAAGCATCTTTTGTTGGTGAATACTCTAGTATATCAGAAATTCTTAATGATAGACTTTCACATAGTTCAGCAGTTAAAAATAAACCAGCTTGTAATATATGTCTTGTAGCTGTGTTTGAATTTGCAGCAGCTAGCTTTTGAACACCAACTAATGCATTTTTATCTGGAGTTGAACCATCTTTAGCTTCGTTAAGCCCGGTTACATCTCTTATCATCTGTAGATAATAGTTGTAAGTTTGTATTAATGATTGCATTTTACCACTACCATTTCCTGACTGTATTTCTTGAATAGGTATTTTACCAGGATTCATATCACCATCACCAGTCATTGATCTACCTATAACAGAACCTGTTTGAAAGAACATGTTTAAAGCTTCTTGTGGGTTGTAATTTGTTCCGTTACCTAAATCTATCTCAGCAAGTCCATCTGCATCTAAATAGATACCGTCTGGAACCATTCTAGATAACACCTGTTGAAGCTTTAAGTGTGTAAGTTGTATCATATCAGCAAAGCCAGTAATACGCCCTACAAGTGATTCTATTTTACCTTTGTACATTCTAGGAGCTACAATACTGTAGTTCATTTTAACTTTAGTAAAATCACTTTTAGGCCTCATCATGTTTTTAGCTAGCTCCCATTTAAGTAATTTATCTGTACCTAAAACTAAAGCTCCTTCATATAATACCTCTATTTGTTTTTCAAGTTTACCAAATCTAGCCTCTAACATTGCATCAGCAGCTGGATTAAATGTATCATCTTTAACTATAACCTTACTAGCTCCTGTTGCTGTATCTTTTACTTTATAAACTTCTTTAGCATAAGTCTTGTAATTAAAATATAAAACTTGTACTTGGTTTTTATCAACCTCACCACCACCTTGTATACTTTTATTATAGTATCCACTTCTTTTATAACCTTGATTGTTTACATCAGTTAACTCTTCGATGCTTAACTTAGGAAATTGTTTAACTAATTCGTTGATAGGAATAGTTTTTACTTCACCCACGTAGTAAAGATCTTCAAAATAAGGATCTTCTGTATAAGAATAAACTAAATTAGCAGGGTCAACGTAATCAACAGTAACACCACTAGATGTGTCAAAGTTATTTTTTACCGCGGCTATACCTATAGTAGCTAGATCGTAGTAAAATCTTTTCTTTATTAATTCATACCTATTACCTTCTAATAAAACGTTTATAGCTTGCTCCTCAGCAATTTCTACAGCTTGCTTATAATTAAGTTGCATATGTAGCTTTAATTCCTCTTCAGAGTCAGGTAAATCTTCTTTTTTAGATAAATGTAAATCTACACCAAAAGCTTGCTGAGCAAAATCATTAAGCTCTTTAGTTTTTAAATCTTTTAATATGTTTTCCATATACTTAGTTCTCTTACTAACTCCGTAAGGATCTTGAGCATATGCTTTTATGTCGTATGTTTTTTCAGCAATACCATTAACTACTATATCTACAAATTTAGGTATAATAGGTACTGGCTTCCAATCTAAGTTAAGGTAAGATAAATCTCCGTTTATAGATAATTCGTCTTTATATTTTTGAATTGATTGTTCTCCACGTGCGTATAATCTAAGCTTATGAAAACTACTTTGGTGACTTGAAAATCTATAAGCACTATCATCTCTTTTAAACCACTCGTCTTCAATAGCTTTACCCACACGTAAGCCATATTCCTCAGTAACCTTCTCTAGGTCACTAGCAACTTGACTAGGGAAATTTCCTTTTATAACTGACTCAGCCATATTATTGTTTTATTAATTTAGACGCTCCACCTCTGTTGTTGTATTTAGCGAAGCTTATATTTACTGTTTGTTTTTCCATTTGAGCGTTGGGGTTATATAGATGCCTGTTACAAGCCATTATAGCTAGACCAGAACTAATAGCAGCATCGTATGCTGTTCTTTTATTTATATCAAATTTTGCCCAGTCTTGTAATGTTTCCATGAAGTATATGTCTCCATATGTATCATCTTGCTTTTTACCTACATGAGACTGTATATACATTTCAATAGCAGCAGCGTGAGCTTGTTTTATATCCTCACTTGAATTAGGTATTCCACCTACTTCTTTTTCAGCTACAGATAGTTTGTTCCAAAGTTTATCAGGCCTGTTCATGCTAAAACCTCTATAACCTCGCCTTCTTAAGTAATACAATAGACGAGGTTTATTATTCTCCGCTAGTATAGGCATCCCGTAAAATACAAGTGCCATTAGAACATCTTCAAAGAAGATCTCAGCGGTTTGTGGTCTTGCTACATACTCTAAAAAGAAACTATTAGGTGGACAGTTTTCCATTGAAAACTTAGTTAACCCATGTAAAGCACCTTTTGATCCTTTGCCATCTACTGTTCCTGATATATCGTAACTATCACAGCCAAAAGCACCCATGTGTTCGTTTCCTGGAGCTTTTCTACCTAATCTATCTGTTACGATGTTATTCTGTAGATGAAGCGGTGGTGTCCAAGATACTTTAAATCTACCATTAGGATCTGGATAAAATATAACTTTTGAATCTTTTATTCCATTAACCCATTGGAAGTTACCAGTTGTTACGTGGTTTTTTGATCCAACTTCTTCGTTATAATCTATCTGTTCGTATATTTTAGCAAGATTAAATATACTATTCTTTGTTTCGTCTCTGAAAGCGTGTTCTGTTGTTCTTGGAAACTGACGATAAAACTCGTTTAGAGCATCACCATCGTTCTTTAATCCATCTGCCTCATTAGTCCAATGCTCGAGAATTCCGATATCGATTGGTTCGCCATAAGGCCCAACAGTTTCTGTTTCAGGTGTATCGAAGACAGGCATCCCAAAAGAATCAATGAATCCTTCGTAATTCCATTCCATAGGAATGAACAGACTATAGAGTCCTGAGCTTGTTTGTCCGTTTCTATTTCTCTTTCTAACATCTGAAGCATTGTAAAGTCTTTTAAAGTTATCACCACCTTTGTCTAAAGCATTTGATGTTGATCCCATCATACACTTCCCGATCACTCTACTACCTAATCGTAGTGTTGTTTTTGTGACCCTCCAGTTGTTTAATATATTATTAGGCCTTTCCCACTTACCTGATTCATCGTGTACTAGTAATTTAAGTTTTTCACCATCATAACTGTTATCACCAGTGTTTTTCCAATCTATTGTTGTATCAAGACCTTCAAGTGTATCTGGTTTGTCGGTGCTAACAATACTCTTTCTTGTAAGCTTACTAGCGGGAACTCTATATGCGAGCTCTGTTTTTGGACGGTCCATACCGTCTTGTATTGGTTTAAAGAAAAATGGGTAGTTAACGGATATTGGTACAACTTTATCGGTAAACATTTTCTTAGCATCTGGTCCTGACTTAGATAAAATACCGAATCTAGCATCAGATGATATGGTTGCTTGGTTAACTGCTTCTCCTGAAGCCATAAAAGAGAATCCTGACCTTCTGTTTTTAAGGTAGCACATTCCGTAGCATCTTGTATCCGCCTTACAAGCTTCCCAGAATATATAGAATAATCTGTTTGCTTCTCTAAAGTCTGGTTGCCCAACATCAATCTTGGACCACTGCAAGTACATGTAATGAGTGCCAGTGAGGTAAGTAGGAACACCTTTGTTGATATACCAAAATCCTTCATCTCTTTTCTTAAACTCATCTTCTATGTAGTCTATATACTTTTTCTTGAAATCATCTGGATAATTTTTCCAATCAAATATAGTTTTTATTCTTTTTAACTCCTTTGGATAAGGTGTTACTTCCCATTTATTTTTATCAAAAGTTGTTATTTCTTTTTGTTTAGGTAAAGCTATTTGAAAGTTTTGAATTTCATATATTTCACCTATTTGTCCAGTTTTAGATATAACAACAATGTTGTGTTCTCTATTGTAACCGTACTTCCATTTCTTACCTTTATTAAGCCTACTAATTGTAGTCTTTTTTATAGGTTCTACAACCTTATATAGTGATTGCTCGTACATTATTTAGATCTTCTTTCTGCAAAACCACCAAAGCTTTCTTCTTCAACCTCTTCCTTGACAACGTTATTAAGCATATCTTCCTCTTCTTGTATTCTACTTAGAATTTCAAAAGCATCAAATATAGCTAGTTTTTTAGTTGCCGCTGCGTTCTTTAATCTATCAGCTGATATATCATCTCCTGAATCTACAATTTTTTCCCCAGCTACTTTTATTAATTCCTCAACTGCTTTATGTCCAGCTTGGATTATATTCTTTTTTGTTTCCTTGA